CAAAGTTTTTACTGGAACAGTATTACCCTTTGAGACCAACCTAAACTTAGCCAAAGACATTTGATTATTTAGTATCCTTTTTAGGGCGACCCTTTTTTGCGCCTGCTGACTGACTAGGAGCTTTTGTCGAAGGCTTCTTTGTAGCCTTTTTGATTTCTCTCTTTGCCTCAGAAACTTCTGAAGAAATTTCTTTAATCGCTTCATCTACTTCAGTTGCTACAACTGTAGCCTTTTTTTCCCAGGAAGCTAGGTGATCGTCCACTTTTTTATCAAGAGCAACGTTTCCTACTTTAACATCTTTTGCTTTTTTGAATAGTTTTTCAATTATGCTTTTAAACATTTTCAACCTCTGTTTGTATTTTAATTTTGGATAATTAATAGTAATATTATATTATTTATAATAGTAACTTGCAAATATATGTTTTAGCTATTTGCCCTGTTGGGACTCTTTAATTAAAATATATCTGTCTCCAGTCTCTTTTGAGACTATTGAGAATCCGTAAGCTGCCGCACTTTCTATGGCGGCCTGAAGGGCTTCTTTATCCTCAAGTGATACGTCAGCCAACGGAAGGCTTATTCCAGCATAAACATCTATGTTTTCAAAATTTCCAATGTTTATTTTTCTGTTTACACCACAGACCAAGACTGGAGATGTTGTAATGCTTATTCCTGGATTAGCATTAATCATTGAATCCAATGGTGAATCTGTTGACTGTTCAAAAGCGCTTTTACTTATTTTAGGCATTGATTTTTACTTCCATTCCTAGTGCTATTAATGTATTTAATGTTTGATCTTGAAGAGACATATTATCAGTATTGATAATGACATCTGCCATTTCTTTTACCGCTTCTATTCCATTCTCAGAAGCATGTTCTGATTGGACTTTTGTTGGGAGTTGCCCATCTCTTTTGAGTAATCTATTGTTTAATGTTTCATCAGAAGCATCAAAACAAATCACTATTCCGTTAGGTTGTTTTTGTATCGCAGCTGCTTCATTTGGGTATCTAACATCAGAAATAATTATTGCCATCTTTGAATTATCCATATCATCATTCTCATTACAAAACTGATTATATAGTCTATTGCTTTTAATTATAGCCCAGTGCGCAAAACACTCTGGATAATCCTGTCTGCATATATCTCCAGCTTTTTGCAGGAATGTTCGTGGCTTTATGCCCTCTGGTTCAATTGGTAGAGCTTCAATTTCTCTAACCATTTCAATAAACTTATCATAGGTTGGCATATTTCCCAATGCTGAACCACCGTACAGATCATACAGTGTTGAGTGTAAAGCAAATAGTTTTCTAGACTTCTCATTTGCTCCCATTATATTCTTTTTAATGGAAGCCATTTCATACAATGGTAGTGCAAAAAATAAATGATCCCATCTGTAACCAAACTTAGATGTCTCCAAAGAACCCTTTGGAATAATCGATTCAGCAACAGATGTTTTTCCACTGCCAGCTTTACCAGCTAAACCTATTATTATTGGTTGATTATCTCTAAATTTTTCCATAGTCATAAATTATATCACAGTTCTTTTTGCTTTTGTTCTAATTGATCTAAAAAAGTATTCGCTAAATAATCTGGCTCCCAAACTAAATTTCTTGGAACCTGTATAAGTCTAAATCTATACTCTGATTTTATTTCCTCAATTGTCATAAGCAGGGGTAGCAGAGCTGGACTCTTACACTTCCAAACTCCATTAACTTGATTAGCAACAACCGCAGAGTCAGTATAGATAATTGGATCAATAAAATCAGATAAAGCGCATATCAACAAAGCGGCTATGACTGCTTCGTATTCGGCCTCATTGTTAGTTCTAGATCCAAGGCCTCTGGCAAACTGTGCAACTTTTTTTCTATTCTTATATACAACAGTCGCACAAGCAGCTTCGCCTCTCTTTTTTTGACCCTGCCCTCTTGAGGCTCCATCACAAAAGACTTCTATATTCATTAATCTATTTTAACATCCACTAAGATGTTTAACTCTGCTGCTCTCTTTTTTATATTTTCTTCTTGGCTTTTAGAGTTAGCAATGTAGGTATTGATGAGTAGATATCTACTGCCCTTATACTGAACTTGAGTGGGGAAATTTAATCCTTCTCTCTTTTCAGAATAAAATTCGTCTACCTTATTTACATTTTTATAATGCCCAATAAACATGATTGTCCTTTAGTATGTTTTGAAGTCTTCTTCTAAATAATAACCTTTTGATTCTCTGCTTGAAGCTATCTGCATTGACTGGACTTTATCCATAAGCTTTCTTGCGGACTCAGATGCTATTCTTGCCGAGCTTTCTAACGACTCTGCCAAGTTGACAATTGCTTCACAGGTTACTAGGGCAGAGTATTCCGCCTCGGCTGCTTCCATGGCAGCTGCTTCTCTTTCAGCTTCATTCTTGCCAACTCTAGAAGACTTATAAACCTTTTTATATTTTCCTTCTATTAACTTATAGTTTGCTCTAGCCATTCCAGCAAATCTTGCTGCTCGTCCATAGACATTTGATGTTCTAGCAACTAAGGATGCAAGCTTATCTAAGCCTAGATCAACAACATCTGCCTCGGGTATTTCTATAAAGTATAAATTGTCTTTGCCCTTTTCTACATAAGAGTTTATAACCTCTTGTATTTGAGGGTTTAAAAAATCAGAGAGAAGCTGTTGTAGCTTTTCTATGTTCTGAAGGTTCATTTATCTTCCTTTTTTAGTTTCAATTCTTTTATTAGTTCTTGCATGTCGTGTTCTATTATAAGCTGTGTTACTTTTTCTTTTATTTTAGACAAGTGTTCTCTTACTGTGTTTGGGTGTTCATTTATTTTTTGAGAAATTTCACTTGACTTCTTGCCATCTACGAATCTCCATTTTATCAGCTGTCGCTCTTGAACGGTAAGTTGATCGAATGGAGGAATATTTTTTTCTCCAAGAACCCACATTTCATTTAATTCATCAGTGGCTATAAATTGTTCTAGTGTATATTCAATAGGTTCTGGCCTGAAGCCCGGTTGTTGTTCTTCTTCCTCATCTCCGTATGAATCATCTGTAATCAGTGGGAATGTTTTTCTTCCTAATTGATCTATTAAAAATGTATCTACGTTCTTTTTTAGCAGATAGAAAAAGTAGCTGTATAGAAATCCGCTAAAAGGTATTGGCCCTTTAGCTGAGTCTTTTCTCTCATACCTTTTTATGCACTGAAAGAACGTCATGTTTATAGTTTGCCTGATGTCTTCTTCGTCACCATACCTTTTGGCCATGTACTGTATTCCGGCTCATGACTTCTTGAACGTGTTTATAGTTTGGTTTATTTAATTTATTCTTCATCAATGCAAACCTGACAAAAGAATTTTTAACAAATAAACTTATAAACCTTCGAATGTCATAGTCATCAAGATTATACCTGCAATGATAAAGAAGTGAAACATATTTGGTTAAAAAGTTATTAAATACTTTTAGTAATTCTTCTTGCGCCTTTGGATCTTCCTTCTTGGCTTTTGCTATAAGATCTTGCATCTCTGATTCTGCAAGATTATAATATTGTTCTTTATAAGCTCCCATTGATTATTTTCCTTCCCAATTTAAAATCAGGGAACTGTATTCTGTTCTTATATCTTCATAATATATCACTACTGGAACCTCTAATTCTTCCATAAATTCACGAGCATCTTTTGAGTACTTACTGATGATGCATATTAGTTTTTCAAATTCTTTTGGGTAATACCTTTTAAATCTTTTTAGTTTAACTTTACTTTTTGTATCTAGGTATCCTTTTATCTCAACCCATTCTCCAGTTTTATTAATAAAAAAATCTGGCGTATAACCCTTTGTTCCCCTTTTGATTGGAAAAGAAAATACTGTTGGTTCAAATTCAAATTTGATATCATACCCATTAAGTACTCTTACAAAATTAGCTTCCCAATTAGACCTTACATTAAGTTGTATATCTGTTCTAAATCCCGTCTTAGTATGCTTGTACGCATTGCCTCTGCTACCAGCTTTTTTTGGATCTTGCTCTACCTCTAATAGTTTTCCTGCTTTTGCGGGAGAAAAGTTTGGAGATTTCTTTGAAGATCTCTTAGAAAAAAATGTCTTCGAGTTGACAATCTCAGTTTTCATGTAGTAACCTCTATCTTGTTGATAGCATAATATAAGTCTTAAAAAACATTATACTTTATAAAAGATAAAAATACAAAAAAATATGCCGCAAGGGTTGCGGCGGAAAGTATAGGAAGATACAATGGAAACCATGACAACAAAAACAGAGCTGTTCAGCAGCATAAAGCAAGCAATCAACCACAATGTAATCGATAGTCTCCAGGAGGCTGGTTACGACAACACAACAGCAACCAAGCTGGTTACCCAGTTTGAGGGCCTTGAAGTTAATGACCTGGTCTTTGAATCAGATTCAAACTTCTAATTAATATAATATTAAAAATTCCCCCGCAGAAATGCGGGGGTTTTTTTATGCCCCAGCTGCCTTCTTATTTCTAAAGACTCCAGTGCCACATGCCCCACTTTTTGCGTGGTCACAATAGCTACATGCTCTAGAGTTTGCCGTGGCAGCAAATGAGTTGTCATTAATGATCTCGTTTATAGCATCTATAACATCCTGCTTAAGTCTTTCGAGATCATCCTTTGTATAGGTGTGGCTCTTATGCTTTCCAGATCTTAAATAATAAAGTTCAGCCGTAATTGTTTTGTCCGGGAATAGTTCTGATGCTGCTATAGCGTATATTCCAAGCTGAAGGTTATTCGGGATGCTCTTTTGAGACACTTCCCACTTTCCTGTTTTATAATCTACGATTCTGACTTCATCGCCAACGACATCTATTCTGTCTATAAAGCCAATTATTAAATGATTACCTAATACAAATTTAAACCCATACTCTTTATCGTATACGTTAAATTCTGTATTTATATTTTGATCATAAAATTCATCAAGTATTTCTTTTCCAACTGTAATAAGTTGTTCAGAAATTTTCTGATCCGGGTCGTGTGATTCTTTACTCTTTTGATATTCAGTTTCTATTTCAGAATAATCTAAAGGAGAATCATTACTTATAACATTTTCTAAAACTGTATGGACTATGTTTCCGAAGCACTGCAGCTTCGCCAAATAGTCTTGGTTCTTTCAGAATATAAGAATAAAAATACTTAGCTGCACACTGCTTATAGGTATCTATCCTTGAATAAGAAAATTCTGTTAAGGATAATCTTTGTAGTGGATCTAAATCTTCTAATTTTTTAATTGCTATTGTCATTTAATTCTTCACGTGGATCATAAACAATATTACCTTGGGCATCATACTCTATGCCATCTTTATCTATCGTATGGTTATTAACCATATTCTTGTACAGGTTCTCTCCAATGGCGACCCATCCGGAATTTCCTATCTCCATGAAATCACCCTCTATATATGGCCAAGACATACTACTCTCCTACTCAACCGAAATCACTGTATTGTTTATTGAATCCATATTGAAATAGTAATTCAATAAACTATATATTTCATTCAACTCCTGTTTTGTTGCATGAAAGCCAACTACTCCAGACTGAATAAAGAATGAAGCATCGCTTTGATCTTCATATTCGTATTCAATTAATTGAATATCTCCTAGTAGCATTCTGCCGACTTCTTTTTTATTAGACATATTAATCCTCGTATATTGTTATTGGGTTGAAGTTAGGGTCATCCATTTTTTCTTGCATATCAGCCACGTAAGAATCCCAATCTCTTTCGTCTTCGGATTTCTTTTCATACTTTACAGTGCCCTTAAATGGATTAGTTTTAAATCTTGTCATCAACAACTTACCTTCTTGGGTTCTCCATCTGAGAATGCCATTTCTACAGTCGCAGAAATCTTCATTGTGAACGTCGATCTTTCCAGCTGGGTCATATCGCCCACTGCAACCATTGCACTTTGTGTATCTACCCTTATCTTGACATCTGCTGCACGACGAGCAGTATACCCAGCATGGTTTTGTCGATGGGTTCTGATACGATCCAGGAAGTGTCATTGTTGTATCTCCAATTCTAATATTTTTTCTACTATCGGTACTATTTTTGTTGATGCTAATGTATCAAATTTATAAATAAACTTGTGCTTATTGTCTGACATTTCTAGAAAGACAGGTCTGTTGCCTTTATTATTAGATATTATATCATATATGCTATCTAGTGTCACCTTGCTAATGTTGTTTTTGGGAACAAATATTATAGGTTTTCCACCTGTAAAAATCTTTTGATCAATTTTTTCTGAAGAATTATAAAATATTTTTGTAATAGAATTTTCTTCATCATTTTCTTTATTAAGATTTCCACTTATAATTAATATATCTCCCACATTAAAATATTCATTAGATATTTCTTTTGCTGCTCTTGGAAAAACGATGACTTCCACGTTCGACGAGATGTCTTCAAGGTCTAACTTGAACATCTTATCACCCTTTTTGGTGGTCATCTTTTTAACAGAATTAATTATTCCACCAATCTTAACTGGAGTGCCAGAATCATATAAACCAAGGTCAATTATTTCACTTGTAATTTGATTACTAATTACATCCCAGATTCCCATTACAGGGTGATTAGTGATATACATTCCAAGTTCAGCTTTTTCTTTTTCAAGAATCTCTAACTCTATTCTTCTGCTTATTTCTATGTCATTATCGTCAATCAGTTCATCTAACGCACCTGCAGCAGCGAGGTGTTCTAGTGTTGACTTCTTCAATGTAACCGGATCACATCTCCTATAGAAGTCATAAATATTTACATATGGCTCTTTAGGATCTCTTGCTTCGACTATGCTTTCTGCAATTGTTAATCCTATTCCATCTATAGCTGACAAGCCAAAAACAATTGAGGAATCATTTGCAACTTCGAAATCGATTCCAGATTTGTTTATTGAAGGAGGAAGAACGTCAATGCCTAGCTTTCTGCAGTCGGAAAGATATAGAGCCTGTTTATCTTTATTTCCTACAACAGAACTCATTAGTGCGGCCATATATTCAACCATGTAATTAGATTTTAGATATGCAGTAGTGTAAGAGATCATCGCATAGCTAGCAGCGTGTGCTCTGTTAAATCCATAACCACCGAAGTATTCAATGTCGGAGTAAATCTTATTAGCTTTATCTTCCGTTATTCCAGAAGTAGCTACACATCCGTCAACAAACTTCTTTCTGAATAAAGCTATTTTATCCATTAACTTCTTACCAATAACCTTGCGTAGGTCATCGGCTTCAGCGGAACTAAAGCCAGCTAATTCTCTGGCGACTCCGAGAACATCCTCTTGGTACAGCATGATGCCAAGCGAAGGTCGAAGAACGTTTTCTAGTTTTGGATGATCATATGAAATCTTAGATCTACCATGCTTTCTATCTATGTAGAGCTTATCCATTCCTGATCCCATTGGGCCTGGTCTATACAATGATATTAAAGCCATTATATCTTCTATGTTTTGAGGCTGAAGTTGTATCATCAGCTGTCTCATGCCAGCGGACTCTAACTGGAAGACACCGATACAGTTTCCTTTGCATAGTTCTTCAAATGTTTTTGTATCATCTAAAGGAATTTTTTCTATATCTAATGATATTCCTTTTGTTTTTTCTATCAACTTAACACATGAATCTATCACCCCTAGGTTTCTTAGGCCCAAGAAGTCAATCTTTAATAGTCCACACTGCTCAACTCTTCCCATGTCCCATTGTGTAACGATTGGATTGTCTACACCTTTTCTCATGATTGGTAGATAATCAACGAGTGGACCCTTTGATATTACAACGCCAGCAGCGTGGATGCCAGTCTGTCTAACCAAACCCTCTAAGCCAAGAGCTGTGTCTACAATCTTCTTTGATTCTTGACTTGAGTTGTATTCATTTTTAAACTCTTCCGACAACATGCATTCTTCTAAGTTTTTTGATACACCAAGAATTGGTGGAGGAACTAACTTGGAAATCTTATCTCCAGTTACGAAGTCATAACCAAGAGCTCTTGCTGCGTCGCGCAAAGATTGACGAGCTCCAGTTCTATTGAACGTGCATATATGGGCAACTCTGTCTTCGCCATATTTATTTCTGGCATATTCTATTACCTGATCTCTATATCGATCATCAAAGTCTAAGTCAATATCGGGCATTGATTTTCTGCCCTCCACCAAGAATCTTTCAAACATTAAACCAAATCTAATTGGATCTAGATTTGTAATATCAAACGCATAAGACAATACGCTACCAGCTGCAGACCCTCTTCCCCAGCCTACTCTTATGTTGTTTCCTTTTGCCCATCTAACTAGGTCAGATACAACCAGGAAGTACTCTGGGAAACCCATTTCCTTTACCACTCTTATCTCATGGTTTGCTCTATCAATTATATTTTGAGGTAGATCTTCTCCATACTTTTTTCTTAATCCATCCCACGCTAATCTCTCAAAGTAGTCTATTGATTTTTCTTTAGTTGGTATTGGGAATTCAGGGAAGTGTATGTCTCCAAATTTAAGATCAACATCAACCATGTCATTTACATGCATTGTATTCTTTAGATATTCTTCAGAAAAAATTGAAGACATTTCATCGTAGGACTGCAAATAAAACTTGTCTCCAGAAAAAGAAAATCTATTTGGAGTATGAATATTGCAGTTGGTAGCAACACATAGCATTATGTCATGTGACTGAGCGTCGTGTTGATGTACATAGTGGCAGTCGCCCGAAGGAACAACCTTGGCACCTATAGTATTCGCTATCTTTATAAGGCCAGGTATCACGCTCAACTGTTCTTCTATGCCATGATTCTGTATTTCTATAAAATAGTTTTCTTTTCCGACTATGTCTTGCATCGCAGCAGCATGCTTTAATGCGGTGTTGTAATCGTTTCTAAGCAGGGCTTGAGACACTTCCCCGTTGAGACAGCCAGACAGTACTATTATGCCGTCTGAATGCTGTGATATTAAATCATGATCAACTCTAGGCTTTACGTAGTAGCCTTCAGTAAAGGCTTTAGATGACATCTTAATTATATTGTGATAGCCAATATTATTCTTGGCAAGGATTGTAATGTGGTATGGACCTCTCTGCTCCCACTCGTTCTTGGATGGGCCAGATCTTTCCTCTTCATCTCTATCAAATCTAGTTTTTCTAGCCTGATAAAACTCAGATCCCAATATTGGCTTAACCCCTACGGCTTTCCCTGCATCATAGAAGTCTAACCATGAGTGAATATTGCCATGATCTGTAGTAGCTATCCCTGTCATGCCTAATGACTTAGCTCTCTCCAGATACTCCTCTACACTCCCATGCCCGTCTAGCATGGAGAAAACAGTATGGATATGTAGGTTGGTCCAATTTTTCAAACTACAGGCCTCTCTCGGTATCAGAGTTATCTAAAGCCTGATCCCTAGTTTCTCTATAGGTTATTATGACAATTCCGCCACAGTATTTACATGGAACAGTCTTGCCAGCCTGAGCAAATGGACTATTGTACATGTAATGCATTGGTTGATCGGACTTGCACTCCGAACAAGTTCCAATAACATCATCTGGATCACTAATATTGTTATTCATTTCTTGTTTTCCTTTTTGTTTTTATATGCAAATCTTATTGGAGATGGGTTAGAGACCTCTGTCCCTTCAACGAATTTATTTCCTATTGTAATCCATTTCTTTTTCTTTTCTAAGTGACAATCTCCGCATCCTACGCCAGAGGAATTAGCTCTTTCGCATGTATATGGTCTACCGCCGATTCCCAATTGTCTTCTTCTTATCCAGTCATTTATGTGACTTGTTGATTTTTCATAATTAAAATCATCACATAAACTTAGTATGCTATATAGGAACTTAATTGATTCTTCATTATAAGTTAGAATAGAACATAAGAATAGTCTTGATTCATGATCAAGCTTGCGATTCTTTTTTGCATTTTCTATATGTCTACCGATTGCTGGACAGTGTTCCAGTAATTCTTTTTCTGTAAATACTCTTTCTGTTTCTGTTAGAGTTTTGAAAGCAGAAGAGCCTTTTTTATTAAAGTAATCTAAAAAATCTTTTGATCTTTGCTTGTCAATTTCCATGTCATATGTAAACTGCCTAAACCATTCATTGGCTTTTAAGTTAAATTCCTGATCTTGAACAGTGTTATCTGCTTTGGTATTACAGTATGATTTAATATCATCTAGATTAGAAAACAATATATCTTTTGGTATTAGATTTTTATATAGACCAGTCTCTTGATGTTTAGAACCGGGGTATCTCCACATTCTTCTTGCGTCATACACACTAAAGTCTATTGATTCTATATTTAGAGTTGATTTAATCTTAGTCGCAATATACCTAAAGATGTTTGGCAGTGCGTTAGACGGATTTATGCCCAGTGCTATTGATTCACACTCAATGTGGAATCCCTTTTTACCAGTGAAATATACCAATAAAGATTTTTCTGGTATATTTTTTTCTAAATAATTATATAATTTTTTACATTCTTCCCAAGACTTATCTGGATCGGGATTGTCTAGGTCGAAATACAGCGAACCAAGCCTTATTGCTTCATTAATATCGGTAGAGTTATAATGCCAAATAGACGTATATATACCAGTGTTATCGTATTTGTTGCAGTATTCTTCCATGTCATATATAGAAGTAAACCTAGGATTGTCCCCATCCTTATCTCTAATAATTCTAGACAAGGAGGGAACATGCTTTGCGGTTTCAACTAGATTCCATGAGCTTAAATACTTTGTTGGGTCATTTGGGATTTTCATAATATCTTTTTTTTATTTTCTTTATTATTTATATTACAAATTACTATCTTATTTTTGTTGCTCATTAAGCTGCTGTTGGTTCTGTAGTAAACAGACTCTGATATAAGATACTCTAAATGATTTAGAAGATGGTTTCTTCTTTTAATTCTTTGTTCTGGTTCCATCTTTTCTCCATACTGGATTTATCAAATCGCTATCCTCTATTATACTATGTATCTTAGAGGCAACGTTGTCCGCAATATGAACAATATAATCTAGATACGTTATTGGATACGTCTCAGGAACTGGCGACCACGGACCTAGGTGGCATCTAACCAATCTTAATATTGATTGAACAATATCTTCAGACAAATACAATGTAGAAGACTCTAGCTCTGAAGCAAACTGCTTGTCGCTTTTCTGACAGTTTGAAACAAACTTTCCAACAGTATATGGATGCATAGGATCATACTCAAATGTATCTGTATCTTTATTTTTTATACCCTTACAGACGTCATGTAGTAGGCTTGCTGATATAACTATGTCTCTTTCTTCAAGAGAAAGATTATATGATTCACAAAGCACATTTGCTATTCTTACTACTCTCTTTGTGTGTAAAGCGTTACCACCTTCACCATGCTCATCTGCTGGGTGATATTTTCCACTAAAGCTTGATGGTATTTTCCAAAAGAAATCAGCTTTTATTAAAATAGATCTAACAAAAGATTTTACGCTTTCATCATTGATTAAATTAATTTCATCTAAAAGAGGAGCCAACATCTCATCTTCAGATGATAACGGACTGTTTTCTTTTTGATTTACTAAAATATCATCTAGTATTGATTTACTCATTATTGATTATCCTTTTTCCATCCGGTCCATTTTGAGCATGGGTCGTCAAAAGGACATTTTTTACAATAGGGTATCAG